ATGGTTGTGCGAGTAATGTATCAATACACTTCTGGCACACCTTAATATAAACAAACAAGGAGAACAACATGGCAACTCATACTGGTTCAGAAGGAACTATTAAAGTCGCAACAACAGTAGTAGGCGAACTTAGAAGTTACTCTTTAGAGCAAACTGCTGACACTATTGAAGATACTTCAATGGGAGATACTAGCAGAACATATAAATCTGCTTTAAAAGGTTGGTCAGGTTCAGCATCATTATTTTTTGATGAAGCTGATGCAGGTCAATTACTTTTAGTTTTAGGAACATCAATAGCTTTGAAAGTGTACCCAGAAGGTGCAAGTTCAGGCGACAAGTATTACTATGGTGATGCAATCATAACTGGTAGCAACATATCAGCATCTTTTGATGGAATGGTAGAAGCTGAAGTAACATTTACTGGTACTGGTGTATTAACATTAGGAACTGCGTAATTAATTATTAATTAGAAAAGGAAGATATGAACGTAATAGATAGGGTTAAAAGTCAATTTGAATCTTTAGGTATTAAAAAGATTGAGGTAGCTGAATGGGGCGAGGAAGGCAAACCTTTAATAATATACTGCTCACCATTTACTTTAGGAGAAAAAAGAAACCTATTTAAAGGTGCTAAGAATGATGATCTAGGAGTATTGGTAGATGCAATCGTTTTAAAAGCCAAAGACGGAGAAGGAAACAAAATATTTAAGCTAGATGACAAACAAGTATTATTGAATAATGCTGATGCTAATGTTATAACAAAAGTTGCAACAGAAATGTTATCTGGTGTTTCTTACGAGGAAGCTGAAAAAAAGTAAGAGTTGATTCTGAGTTGTATTCCATACTTGCTTTGGGTCAAGAGTTAAAACTTAGTATGGAAGAAGTTTTGTGTTTTACACAAGATGAATTTTATTATTGGATAGCTTACTTTAAAGTGAAGGCAGAACGTGAAAAACTAAATTATGGCAGATCAGCAACTAAATATAAAACTTAATGCGATTGATAATACTAAAAAAGCTTTTACAAGCATTAAGAGTTCAATATTTTCAGTAAGAACTGCTCTCCTTACAATAGCTAGTAGCGTTGTAGTAAAACAAATAGTAGATGTAACAAAAGAGTTTGAACAACTAAGAACTACTTTAAGATTTGTTACTGGTTCATTAGAAGGTGGTCAAAGAGCATTTAATCAATTAAGAATTTTAGCAAGACAAACACAGTTTTCAACTGCTGACTTATCTAATGCTTTTGTAACATTAACAAATGCAGGAATAGAACCTACTGATGAATTATTAAGAACATTTATAGATACAGCTTCAGTTACAGCAAACTCATTAGATACTCTAAATGATTTAACAAGATTATTTGCTAAAGGTGCTACTGGTGCTGGAATAGGTGCTCAATCTTTATCTCAATTAGCTGGTAAAGGTATTCCAGTATTTCAAATTTTAGAAAAAGAACTAGGATTAACAAGATCACAAATAAACAAATTTGCTGAAGATGCAGATGGTTCTAAAGAAATATTAAGTGCTTTAGAAAAAGGATTAGCACAAACATTTGGTGGTGCTTCTTCTAAACGAGCAGAAGATTTAGGAATTGTAATTAAAAACCTATTTGAAGATTTTAAAGGCTTTGCAGACTTAGTAGCAACAGATGGTGGATTTAGTAAATCATTTAAAGAACTATTAAAAAGCTTTGGAGAACTTCTTAAAACATTACAACCTGTTATTTTACTAATGGGTAAATTATTAACTGTTGTTGCAGATACAGCTAAAGCTGGATTTGATTTATTAAACGTAACACTTCAAGGCACATTAAACTTATTAACTAAAATAGGTAAAGCAACTGGCTTTGCTTCTAACTTACCACCTAAACCATTTGATGTAGATGAAGATAGAACATTACCACCACCAGAAATTAAAACACCAAAAATAGAAGATAAAACTTTATTAGGAATTATAGAAGGTAAATTAACAAAAGAAGCTGAGGGTTTTGATTTAGCTTTTAGAAATATAAACAGAACAATAGCTGAAGGTGCAGTTCAAGGAATTAAAGGTGTATCTACTGCAATAGCTGAATCTATTGTGTTAGGTAAAAAATTATCAGATACATTTAGAGAATTAGCACAAAAAGTATTAGTTAGAGTATTATCACAATTAATTGAAGAACAATTAGTTAGAATAGCTATACTTGCTTTAGAGCAATTAAAATTAGTTATCTCTAAACAACAAACAGCAGAAATTGTAAAACAAAATGCTTTACTTGCTCAACAAAGATCATTGGGTGGTGGTGGGGGTGGTGGCTTTTTAAGTACCATTGCAAGAATAGGATTTAACGCATTCGCTGGTGGTGGAAGTGTACCATTAGATGCACCTAATTTTTATAATCCAGTAATGGAAGCAGAAGGTGGTGCTGTTAGAGGTGGTATGCCAATAACAGTTGGAGAAAGAGGTAGAGAATTATTTGTACCAAATACAAGTGGAACTATTGTACCAAACCATGAACTAGCAAATACAGGAATGAATATAACATTTAATATTCAAGCAAATGATGTTAGAGGTATTAAAGAATTATTAATTGATAATAGAGCAACTATAATTAACTTAGTTAATCAGGGTGCTAATCAAAAAGGAAAATCTAACGTAGTATGAGTGGCACATTCCCTTCAAGTCCAGCACCTAGAGATGTAGCTATAAGCACAAATCAGAATACCATTGTAACCACAACTGCATCTGGCAGACGACAAGCAAGACAAATTGATGGACAGAAATTTAGATTAAGACTTAGATTCCCAGTAATGACTAGAAGTGAGTTTGCACCAATACTTGCTTTTATTATGAAACAAAGATCACAAATGGAATCATTCCAATACACTCCACCAACTATTGATGATTCATTAGGTTCAGCTAGTACAGTTATTTCAGTTGCAGGTGCTATTAGTGCTGGTGCTACTTCTTGCTCAATAGATGGTATGGGAAACAGTTTAACTGGTGTACTTAAAGCAGGTGATCTATTTAGATTTACTGGACAAGCAAAAGTTTATATGTGCGTAGCTGATGTAAATTCTGATGGTTCTGGTGCAGGAACATTAACATTTGAACCACCATTAAGATCAAACGTAGCTGATAATGCAGTAATCATTTATGACAATGTAGATTTTACAGTTGGGCTAACTGGAGATATTCAAGAATTTACTATCGGTACAGAAAACTATTTCCAATACGAAATTGATTTAATAGAGGTACTGTAATGACAAGATCATTAACTGCTGGAGTAATTGCAGAAATAGCCACTAACAAACTTAATCCAGTAGAACTTATTTATTTAGGAATTAGCACAGGAACTTATTACACAGATCATTATAAAGATTTAACCTTTGATGGAAACACTTATACAGCTTCATCATTATTTTTAGGTAGTTCTGAAGTACAAGAGAACGCAGACGTAGCTGTAAATACATTATCACTTAAATTCTCAGGTGCAGACACAACAATAATTTCTTTATTGCTAAACAATAACTACATGAACAAACCTGCTAAAGTTTATAGAGGTTTCTTAAATGATAGTCAGGCATTAATAGCTGACCCATTTTTATTATTTGACGGAAGAATATCTAGCTTTACTTTAGAAGAAAACGAAACAACTTCATCTGTTAATGTTATTATAGCTTCGCATTGGGCAGATTTTGAAAAGACTTCAGGAAGAAGAACTGCTGAAAACTCACAAAAGATTTATTTCCCTAATGATAAAGGTATGGAGTTTGCAAGTAAGACAGCACAACGAATTAAGTGGGGTTCAGCTTAATGAATGACTTATATAGAACAATTCATTTATTTAGACAGTTCCCTAAGTATGACAAACTATCTTACGAATTTCTAGTTAAGATGGTTACTCCATCAATTAACTTAGACCAATATCAAATACACAGAATAGGTAATCAAGATGTTGGATTTACTAACTGGGCTTTTCTTAGTGATAATGTTGAACAAAGATTTGTGCTTACAGGAAAGTTAAAAGACAATGAATGGAATTGTGGAGATAATATTTGGGTTATGAATGTATTAGCAAAAAGTAATTGTTTACAAATTATGAAATGGGTTAAGAATTATTTTAAAGAAAAGATTGAAGTTGATGAATCTGTTAAATGGGTAAGACAAGATAATAACTTTCATATTTATAGAAAAGCAGAAAAATTTAAAAGGGAGTTTCATATCTAATGGCTAAAGGTGCAATAGTATCAGCAATCATTCAATTCGTAATTACAACTGCGATAAGTTATATTATATCGCCTAAGCCAAAAGCACCTAGACAATCTTCTCAAGACGAAGCTAAAGGAACATTAGTAAATAAAGATTCTAACAACAATCCTATTCCAGTTGTTTATGGAAAAAGACAAGTTGGTTTAACTAGAGTATTTGTAGAATCTTCAGGAACAGATAATCAATATCTTTATGTGGCAGGAATATTGTGTGAAGGTGGTGGGGCAGGAATTACAGCAATAGATGAAGTTTATGTAGATGACAAACTGGTTACCTTTGATGGTGCATTATCTGATGGAACAATAAGAGGTGTATCTAGTGGAGATACTAATTTCTATAAAGGTGGCGAATCTTTAATATCTATTCAAGGATTTTTTGGTTTAGACAATCAATCAGCTTCTTCTTTGCTTGATGAAACAACTAACTGGACTTCAGATCACAAACTATCTGGTCTTGCTTATGTTGCTTTAAGGTTTAAATGGAATCAAGATGCTTTTAATGGATTACCAGAAGTTAGAGTAACTGTAAGAGGAAAAAAAGTATATGACCCTAGATTAGATTCTACTAAAGGTGGTTCTGGTTCACATAGAGAAGATGATGCTACTACTTGGGCTTATTCAGCTAACTCATCTTTGGTTCTTTTAGATTATTTAAGAAATAGTAGATATGGAAAAGGATTACCTAATGATGCTTTTGAAACTAATTACGATTCATTTAAAACTTCGGCAAATACCTGCGACACACAAGTAACTCCTTATTCTGGTGCTGTAAGCGATATAAACTTATTTGAAACAAATGCAGTTATAGATAGTGAAAAGAAAGTATTAGAGAATGTTAGAGAACTCTTAGTACCAATGAGAGCAATATTTAATTACACACAAGGTAAATACAAAGTTATTATTGAAGGTACTGGTTCATCACAATTACTATTGACTAAAGATAATGTTGTAAGCGAAGTTAAATTACAAGGTGAAAACAAATCAGAAAAATATAACCGAGTTATTGGTACTTTTACAAACCCTGAAAAAGATTATCAATCAGATACAGTTTCATATCCACCATTTGATGATTCTGCATTAGACCCAGCAGATCAACACGCAACAATGTTAGCTGATGATAACAACACTTTATTAGAAAGAAGCTTTGATATGTTGCAAGTAACTTCTCCATATCAAGCAGAAGAAATTTGCGAGAACATATTAAAAAGATCAAGAAACAATTTAAAAGCAGAAGTAACAGTAACTTCAGAAGCACTTAATTTATCTATTGGAGATATAGTTACAGCTACTTACGATACAGCAGGATTTAGTGCCAAGCCATTTAGAGTAATGTCTTTAGCTATTAATTCAGATTCAACAGTAACTTTAGGATTAGAAGAACATCAAGATAACTTTTATACTTGGGAATCAAAATCAGAAGCACCTACAATAGCTGATACTGTATTACCAAATCCATTCTCAGTATCTGCACCAGTTTCAGTTACACTAGATGACCAATTAATAGAATATAGTGATGGAGTTGTTATTACTGCTCTTGATGTAACTATTGGTGCATCACTAGATAACTTTGTGGATTACTACCAAGTAGAATACAAATTAAGCACAGATACTGATTACATTATTCATGCACAAGGAAAAGGATTAACTCAAAGAATATTAAATGTAAAAGATGGATTTATTTATAACGTAAGAGTTAGAGCATTTAATACATTAGGAGTTTCATCTACTTATACTTCTGCAACAAGAACTATTGTTGGTGGAATAGCACCACCTTCTGATGTAACAGATTTTTCTTGTAACATTATTGGTGGAGATGCACATTTATCTTGGCAACAAATTACAGATTTAGATTTAGCTTATTATCAAATAAGATATTCTACATTAAGCACAGGTGCTTCTTGGGCTAACTCAGTTTCTTTAGTTGAAAAAGTTGCAAGACCAGCTACTTCAGTTACAGTTCCTGCGAGGGTAGGTTCTTATCTTATAAAAGCAGTAG